CCTTCTACTGTTGGCAAAGCCGCATCTGCTCGTTCAACCATACTTAGGTCGCCTTTATACTTTTCAATTTCTTGTTTGATTTCGTCAGCAGTTGGTGCTTTTTCAGGTTCGTTATCAGGAAGTAATTCTTCCAAACTTGGTAAGTTTAATTCTTCCTCTAATTTTTTTGTCATTTCTTTTTCCTTTTAGAATTCTGCGGTTTATTAAAGATTTGTTTTTCAGTTATTACCCTAAAACCCATACCTTTAGCTTTGCAGTATGCATTAGCCGCTTTCCACTTTTCGTGATTGACTACTGCCGCCGCTTTTTGTGCCTGTGTTCTTGCTTCACCTAAAGTTTGACTTGCTGGTTTTATCTCTACAAACTCTGCATGGTTTGTACCTTTTTTATCTTTATAGACAATTAGCAAGTCTGGCACATATGTACTCTGTTTACCAGTGAGTGGATTCTTATATGGAATTCTGTGTGTTTCACTTCCCCAACCTAATATAGAAGGGTGATTATCACACATTCTCATAACTGCAAGTTCCCATCCACTTCTATACCTTGGAACTCTTTTACCTAAGTATTTAGCTGGGTTACTTGGTTCGTATTGTCCTTGTTGGAACTTTCTCATTGGTTACTCCGGATGACGTGGAGCTGGTACTATATATGATTTACCATTAATATTTCTAATTGCTTCACCTGTCTTAAGTTGCCCTTTAAACACTTGCAAATTATCCGTATTTTGTTCAGCTGTGTTACTATTGACATTGTTCACCAGACCAGTATTTTGAAATTCTTTTGCTCTATCTTCGAGAGCTTCTAATTGTGCTTGATTACTAGTTATTTTACCGTTTACTACTACCATATCTTTAAATTCATTATTTACATCAAACTCTGAGAAATTATCTACGTCTGCAAATCCATCATCTGATGTAGGAGTGTTTACGAATTCATTTGCTCTTACAATGGCGGCTTGTTCAGCAACATTTGGCCCAGAACTTAAAATTTTAAAACCTTCATATGTGAAAGTAACTCTATAAATTGCTGGAGAGCTATCTCCATAATCTAATGTGTCAGCATCAATGTTTGTAATATATGGATTGTATATTTCAATAACGTTTTCCATACTTTTTGAATCTTTTCTATTAATAATTATACTTCTAATAAAGTTTCTGGATTCAGGAGTTTTAATTCCTTTTGGATCATTTAAAAATGAATTATAATCATCGTTGTTAAGAGGACCATCAACATAATGAGCTGTATAGTCTTTTAAAAATTTTTCAAAGACTGCATCTTTAGTATCGTATGCTGTAAGAGTTATAGGAGTATAATCAATACCTGTAAGAACAGTTTTCTTTGCGTTATATGCATTCAGTGTTTGCGACCTATAAATGTAGGTCGGTATTTGCACGTTTGCAATTCTAACAAGACTCAACGGAGTTGGGCTGTCTATATAGTTTAATGAAACAGTAAAAGAATATTTATTTCTTGGTACTGCGTCAATTTCGCCTGTCCGGGAATCTTGACTATAGACTTTATATGCTGAGTCGCCGATTGCCATCAGTGGTTCCTATCTGTTATCTAGTAGCGCCAGATTGTGCTGAGTCGCTAGATGCAGATTTTTCACTTAATGCGTCATTACCATCGATTGAATGAACCGCACTATCATATCTTAATTGGATAGTTACTTGGATCATTGTAGAATCTGCATAGTTTAGATCACCATACTGAACGTTAGCAATGTAACAACCTTGCAATTCCCACTTATCAAATACAGTTGGTGATGTACTACCATTTGCACCATCTAGTGTTTCTAATGTTACACCAAACTTATATGCATTACCTGAAATTGAACTGTGTTGATCTGCATGGTCAACTTGTCTATTTAATTGGTTACCAATTTTCTTAATAACATTTGATTTCATGTCATCTCTGAATACGATTGAAATTGGTTCCCAGGCGTGTTTACCTGCAAGATACATTTTTGAGTTGTAAGAATCTACTACAACTTCTTCATGCGTCATTGACGGTCTGCCTGCACTAATAACGTTCTGAGTTACTTCATCTGTCGCTGTTGCACCACCAAGGTCTTCAAAGGTAACTCTGAACCTATAACTTAATTTAGGCATTAAAGTTGTTCCTGCTGAAGAGTCTGTTGGTACTCCAAAATTTGTAATTACAGCCATTTTATTTCTCCTATATACTACTGTAGTATTGTTTATCTTATATTGTATTTATCAAATCAGTGTTCAAAAAGATAGGCTTCAGCAAAAGAAGCCCATTTTAAGGTAATTTGACAGGTTACTAGTTGTAACCCGCCAAATCGTGTAATAAATTTATGCTAAAAATCCGTATTTTGGGATATCTGCTTTACCAGCTTCAAAATCACCAAAGTCAAAATTACCAGCTACAACGTATTCTTTGAATGCTAACCGTTTTGTTTCGTTTTCCCAATCATATCTTATCCATACTGAACCTTCATATAATTTATATGAAACATATACAGTACCAGCTGACTCTGGCTGACCTGCTACAGCATCATTAATAACTGTACAAGCTGGAGTCGCTTTGAAAGCATCAACTGATGCGTGAGGGTTACCTGGAGCCTTAGCTATTCTAAATCTAAAGTTTTCGTCTACCATAGTGTTCTCCTTTTTTTCCATGAAAAAATGTAATTCATCTATGAACTACAATGCATTGCAATTTGCATTAGTATTTATCGTATTACTTAAAAAGAAAAAGGCTACTATTAAAAAAATAGTAGCCCTTACTTTTGTATTCCTTTAGTGTCTTATTAACTTAATTCACCAGTGTTTACAATTCTAATTGGAATGTAAATAAACTCTGCCGCTTTAGTTGGCTCAATAGCAACGTCAATGTAAAATTCATTGGCGTCTATTCTAGCCGCTGTATTGTTTGTTGTATCACAAACTACTGCAAAGTCGTATATTCCACGTTGTTGTAAAATGTTTGCTAGGAAACCGTCAAATACTTGTTTAGCATTTGCTCTAGTACTAGAATCATTTGGCTCAAATAAGAACGGTCTTGAAATAACTGCAAAACGTTCTCTTAGGTAAGCTGTTAATCTAGCAACATTAACTCTGTCTAATGCCGAAGCACTCGCGTGTAATGATTTTTGTCCAAATACTACAACACCTTCTGCAGGAAATTTAGCTATTGGGTTTAATTTTTTATCATACATTGAGTCTCTTTGACCTTGAGTTACTGCTAGTGACACAAACTCGTCTTCGCTGTTTAGGTATCCAACGTTTGATGCATTTTGTACAACACCACGTGTTAGACCAGCTGGTGCAAACCATTGAAATGATACATTGTCACTATACGCATAAGTGTATAATGCAATGTGTGATGCTGGTGCTACAACGTTATCGCCTGTTACAGGGTTAGTTGTGTATGCGTGTGGATAATAAACTGCTGAGTAAGTATTCTTTGTTACTAGGCCGCCTTCACCGTTTGTAGTTGCGCCTGTTCCTTGAATCCAAGATACTGCTTCTGTTGGATTTAAACGGAATGGTGCATCAACAATGATAAATGCAGTTTCATCTCTATTACTGTTTAATGAAACCATTTCATCATATAGTTCAGGATAACCTGGTGCCGCAAGTAAACGGAATTGAA